GATCAGGACAGAACTTTAAGCCAGATTACGGCGCGTGTGGAAGCCTGTAAGACCTTCATGCCAGTGAAGGCCATCATCGTGGATTATCTACAGCGGTATGACCCCCAGCAGGAACGTGGAGAGACGCGGGACATAGCTATTGGTCGCATGACGATGGCTTTGAAAGACCTCGCCGTTAGCCTGAAGGTGCCCGTCATTTTACTGGCCCAGCTTGGCCGTGAGGTCGAGAAGGAGAACCGAGTTCCTCGCCTGTCTGACCTACGCGAGTCGGGAAACATCGAACAGGATGCGGATCGTGTGATCTTCATCCACGCTCCTGACGAGAAGCTTGATGGCTCAACGCAGGACTTGAACGACCAATCCATCAGCCGCATCGAAGTGAACATCTGTCAGGCTAAAGGGCGTTCAGACGGTGTAGCTACCCTCACCATGTCCTTTCATCGTCCAACTACAACATTCCATCAGATTGCATATGAAAGACGAAGCTAAGAACCAATCACTGTTTGATGATAGTCCGATTTGGAAACAGCACTGGGTTGGAATGCCTGAATTTGTGATGGAGGATCATTCTCCGCAAAGAAGCTTAATAGTTCACTTTCGATGCGAGGAGGATGTTATCAAATTTTCAAATCTTATAGGTCAGCCTATCACGCTAAAACAAAAGTCAATTTGGCACCCGAAAGCTGAAAACAGGACAATAGCCGACAAAGTGTACATTGATGAATCCTAAGTACCCGATTTACATTGTTTCCAAGGGACGTTGGGAAAGCAGGTTGACATCGAAAACACTGGAAAAACTAAACGTCCCGTACCGAATTGTCGTTGAGCCTCAGGAGTATGAGGAATATGCAAAAGTCATAGACCCGCAAAAAATCCTCACGCTGCCGTTTTCAAATCTGGGTCAGGGATCAATACCAGCAAGAAACTGGATTTGGGATCACTCCATGTCAGAAGGTCACTCTAGGCACTGGATCATGGACGACAATATTGGCGGGTTTAACAGGATGAACAGAAACAGGCAAATAAGGGTTGCTAGCGGAACCATATTCAAGTGCGCGGAAGACTTCGTTGATAGGTATGAAAACGTAGCCATATCTGGATTTCAGTATGATTTTTTCCTGAAGAGCAAATGGCCTTGGCCTGCCTTCATCACCAACACCAGAATCTACTCATGCATCTTGATTGACAATTCAATCAAGCATAGGTGGCGAGGAAGGTACAACGAGGACACCGATCTCTCAATAAGGGTTTTGAAGGATGGCTATTGCACCATTTTGTTTTATGCCTTCACTCAGGAAAAGGCCACAACCATGACCATGCGCGGTGGAAACACCGCCGAACTTTACTCAGGAGATGGCAGAAAGATTATGGCTGAAAGTCTTCAGCAGCAGCATCCAGACTGCGTAAGAATCACAAAAAAGTGGAACAGGTGGCAGCACCATGTTGATTACTCTAGGTTCAAGTCCAACTTCCTTAAAAAGAAAGATGGCGTTTCGATTTTGAAAGATGTTGAAAACTACGGAATGAAGTTGGTTTTCAAAGAAACACTGCAACCTGCCTACATATGAACGGTAAGGGTGATGCCCCGCGCAACTGCTTCTCGGAAACCTACCGAGACAACTACGACAACATTTTCCGCAAGAAACTTCTTGACGGAGAGAAGAAACCCAATAAACCCATAGACAGAGATGATAAAGATGAAGACTACAGATCAAGACCTACGGGTCGAACTCGCCAAGGCAGCGATGCTGCTTGATGGCTGGATGAGCCGATTCCCGGCCCCAGAATGCATGGAGCAGGAGATTGTCCTGCAAGCCACCCGTGAATGGATTAGCAACATTGAAGCTCTCTTAGAAGAATGAACACATCAGAAACACTCGACCTCATCGCGCCAGCGTTGCTGGCTGCTCAGAAGGAAATCAACAATGCCAGCAAAGACGCGAAGAACCCGCACTTCCGTTCGTCATACGCCAGCCTTGGCTCGGTTATTGAGGCGGTCAAGGAGCCGCTCAACAAGCAGAACATCTCAGTCATCCAGAGCCTGTCTGAAGGGAACGACGGACTTTACCTCAGCACTCGGCTCCTTCATGTGTCCGGCCAGTGGATCGAAGATACAGCGTACTCGCCCCTGCCTAAAGCCGATCCGCAAGGCGTCGGCTCGGCAACAACGTATCTTCGCAGGTATTCTCTCGCGGCTCTTCTCTGTATCACACAGGAAGACGACGATGGGAACGCGGCTCGGGTGGCAACTCCGCAAGCAACACCAACGGCAGCAGCGAAGCCATTACACGCTCCGAGTAAGCCCCAAACTAAGGGAGACCCTTTCTGATCTTTGTTAGTCAACCAAAACCAAACCACAAAAATGCAATACGATAATACGAATAAGGGCGTTCTGTTCCGCGACACCGAAAAGGCCGAGGGAACTAAGAAGCCTGACTACACTGGAAAGCTCAACGTAAACGGCAAGGACTATCGCCTTGCTGGCTGGCTCAAGGAGGCTAAGAACGGCTCCAAGTTCCTGTCTCTCGCCATCAGCGAGCCCAAGCCGAAGACTGGAGGGTCCGATGAACTTTAAGGATGACGACAAGGAGATGCTGAAAACAGCAGCCTCAATTGCGTTCTGCACGGTGTTCATCTGCTCGCTCATCTGGTGGCTTTTGGCTCACTAATGGAACACTGGTACACACAGGACGGGGTTGCGGCGCACACTCAGCCCACCTCATCCAAGACGGCCAAGAATCCAAACAGGCCGACAACCATACGGGATGCCAAGAAGCTGGGGCTTCTGCCCTCAGTGACGGGTGTCCTCCGCACCATCCACAATCCTGCGCTTGAGCGTTGGAAGCAGGGTCAGGTGGTCAAAGCGTGCGTTGATCGTCCCATCGTTGCTGACGAGTCTTTCGAGGACTACTGCTCCTACATCATTGAACAGTCTGGCAAGGAAGCTAGGGACGCGGCAGACCTAGGCACCAAGATTCACGCTGGTCTTGAGGCTCGCCTCAAAGGACAGGCTGTGGACTTGGATGTTCTGGACTATGTCAACAGCGGGATGGATAAGCTGTTGGACCTCGGCATTGAGGTTCAAGAGTCTGAGTTTGTCACCGTATCCATCAAGAATGGTTATGCTGGTACTTGCGATGGGGCTTATGCCAAGGGCAAGACCGTAGGCATCATCGACTTTAAGTCTAAGCGGACTAAGCCTGATGAGCCTGTCGTCCCGTCCTTTGGTCATGCCGCCCAGATCGCGGCCTACCATGTAGCCTATTGGGCTAGGGACGGAGACATCCGAGATAACTCAATGGGTTACAACATCTACATCTCGACTACGGAGCCGGGGCGTGTGGAGGTTGTTTCCTACGACGCAGAGACCATGCGCAAGGAGTTCGATATGTTCCTCCATGCGTGTGCCATCTGGCGTTACAAGAACGGATACGATCCGCGTAAGTGAATTAAACGGGGCAGGTGGGCTCCATGCCCATCTGAAAAGGAAATGGCTGCTGGGAATCCTTGGTGGCTTGTTCCGTTCCCCGTCACACTTTATGGCATTTGCTAACGCACATCACATCAAACCAATTCCATACTTCTTTCACTGGAATAAGCATGGATTTGAGTTCTGCTTCAGAAGGCATTGTCCCATAGACTTTGAGGTGGAGTTAATTCCTTCTCCTCATATTGTCTATCGCAAGGGTGGATCAGTACGGAGGCTTAGCCTAAGCCTGACGTTTCTAGTCTGGACGGCAAGCATCCACCTATACCACGGCATCTGATTGAAACGACGCACACCACTTAGGAGAGTTAGTGCAAAGCGACGCAAGCTTCTGAGCCTGTACTCAGACCTGAGGAAGACATACCTCCAATCCAATGAGGTGTGCGAAGTGTGCAAAGAGAACGAAGCAACAGACATTCACCACAAACTACCGCTCGGACGAGGTGGGAAGCTTAATGATGTCACTATCTTCCTAGCTGTTTGCCGAGCTTGTCACGACCACATTCATTCACACCCGTTATGGGCAGAGGAGAAAGGCTATCTACTAAAATGCGCAACCTAGACACATACGAAGAAGCAGTCATGGAGGCTCTTGTAAAAGACATCCACGATTGCGAAGACCCAGTTGATCAGTTCAAACTCATCGAACGCTACAATGCATTCGTTAGCGCCCGAGCCAAACGTCTCGAAAGCGAAACGGGACGAGCCAAGCCTAAGGGTTGAGCATCGTGGACAGCTTCTCTTCCATGTCAGCAGTCAGTCCAAGGAAGAGGAGTTCTATGTTGTCGATCTATCCCTCCATCGCGGCATGGGTGAGTGCTCATGCCGTGACTGGACGGCTAGGTGCCAGCCCCGCATAAAGCAGGGCTTGGCCCCAAATGACTACCCCCACGCGGAACGTATCAACTGCAAGCATATCCATGCTTGTCTGCTATGGTTAGGGCATGAGGTTGTACGGAGAACGATAGGATGAGCCTAGATTGCAACACGGAGAATGGTCGCCGGTACATCAATTATCAGCATCTGTGTCTGCAATCGTTCTGTGCCGCTAAGAAGGTGGGTTATGCCACTACCACCGACACCTCGGATGCGGATGTGGACGCTATCCTCTGGCGCTCGTCCATCATAGGGGTTGCGGAGGTAAAAACCCGCAATCTCACCCATCATCAGCTTTTCGGCTTCGGCTCCTACTTAGTCACTTTTGCCAAACTGGAGAAGCTTAGGTCAGTAGCCAAGTCACTCCGCTGCCCCGGCCTACTACTCGTCTATCTGATTCCAGAGACCAAGACGGTCTGGTGGAAGGTGTGCGACAGCCAAGGGGAGTGGACGGTCGATGTTAAGGTGGAGCGAACGTCAACGCAAGCCACCTGCAATGGAGGCGCGGCAATGCGAGAAAACGCCTACCTACCGGTCTCTTTAATGAAATGTTGAAGCCCTACAACAATGGACAATGGACCCAAGCTAGATTCCGTAGCTTCATTACATCTGCATTGCGTCGGGCTTCTGGGCGATGGGGGCCTAAGCACTCTTGCCGAAAGGCTGCGCGGGTTGGACGAAATCAGTACAGGTGTGCCGCTTGCCAAAAGATCGTTGGCAACTCGGAAACCCACATTGATCACATCCAGCCCGTCGTCGATCCTGTTCGAGGATTTTGTGGGTGGGACGAGTACATTCAAAGACTCTTCGTCGAAGCTGATGGATTCAGACTACTTTGTACCGTCTGTCATTCGGAAGTCACGGCGAAGCAGCGCGAAGTAAGGAAGGCTAACAAGCGATGAAAACTACGGGTGTCTTTTCAAAGCACAAGGTTGAGGTGCAGGCTGAGCTTAACAAGCCAATCAAGCTTATCCCAGTTGGGGATATCCACAGGGACTCGGATATGTTCGCGGACACCCATTGGAATGAGTTCTTGGACTACGCCAAGGCCCAGAAGAATGCCTTATTCCTAGGCATGGGTGACTACACCGATGGGGTTAGTACGTCGGAACGCATTGTACTTTCAGACTTTGGACTGCACGACACAACCAAAAACACACTCAAAGATGTCTACAAAGGTGTCAGCAAAACTCTGGTCAATGAGCTTGGATTTATGCGCGGTAGGCTTATTGGCCTTATTGGTGGCAACCACTACTTTGACTTTGGTGACGGTAATACTACCGATCACCTACTTGCGGCGGCTCTTCAGACGAAGTTCCTCGGGGTCTGCTCGCTCATGCGAATAAGCCTGAAGTTCAAGGGAACCAGCAAGGCCGTCAGTTTGGACATCTTTGCCCATCATGGCAAGGGAGGAGGGTCTACCCCCGGAGCCCAGTTCAATACGATTGAGAAGATGCTGAACGCGGCGGATGCCGACATCTACCTCATGGGGCATACCCACGGGAAGGGGTGTATCCCCTCAAGTCCCCGCATTAAGCTGGTAGACGACAAGAAAGGTGGGGTCATTGTCCGCGAACGCACCCCTTGGCTGGGCCGTACAGGTAGCTTCCTGAAGGCTTATGAGTCAGGGAAAGCCTCCTACAACGTGGATGCGGGGCGTAGCCCTTGTGCCCTAGGCTGGATTGAGTTTGAGATCACCCCAGTTAGGATTCATACCAATGGCGAAGATAGGCTGGAGTTGAGGATTAGAGGCACGTCCTAAAAGCCTCAGAAACGGCCCTATAATCGCATTAGGCTTGATTTGTTTGGCTTTGAGTACGGGGGCAGCCAAAAACGTCAAATCGCTTTAAAACGCAAGGAAAGGCCGTTTATGACGGACGATGCAGGGCCACCTATTTACCAGTTTAAGCCTGTTGTGGAATGCTTCCTGACAGAAAAGCAAGGCATACCTTGCGTCATGGAGGCTGACGGCCAGAAGTTCACCCTCGTAGGCCCCGCCCTCCACCCAGACGGCGGACAACCCACCTACCTAGCTGAGATTTGGTCTGGGGTCAATGACGGGCTCCGCTTTTGGCTAGAGCCCGGTTGGTACGAACGAATCAGCGAGTGGGCTGACTATTGTTAGCCTCGTCGTCCTGCTGTTGCGCCAGTCGGTATGCAAACATATTGCGCTGGCTTGAATTGATGAACCTATCCAAGTTGTACGCTGCTTGCCTGTAGGCCTTAGACCCCTCTGGATCAACAAAAAGAAGATAGGCCGTGTTTATGCGGTTATTCCTGATGACCCGTGAAATATCAGAGAACCACCCGCCCAGAATTTTGCCTCGTTGCGCTCCCGGCAATCCAGACCCACCGCCCTGACCTGCTCCAACTCCCATAGAAACACCAGAAGCAGCCACCGTCATTTCAGGCCTAAAGTCATAAACCTTGGCACCGTTTTTTTCAGCTTGATCCAAAATGACGGAAATAGGCTTTGCAAACTTGTCCTTGAGGTCTTCAAAGGAATCCTTGCCAATAAGAGCTATCAAAGACTTTCTTTGACGAGTTGCGGCATCGCTGCTTCCGTAAAACAGATTTGTTACCTGCTGCAATGCAACTGTCTTGTCATCTGGTCCAGATGACTTTTCAATTGCGTTGAAGAAAATGTCCCTAGCCACTGATTTCTTCAAGTCATCAGCTAGCTTTGTACGCCTCAAAACCTCAGAAGCTGGCAGTCCAGCCTTACGCATGGATTCGCCTTCAAGAGAATCCATGAGACGTTTGACGTTGTTCTCTCCAGCGTCAAGTAGCGCAAAGGAATATCGGCTATTCTTTGACGTGTCTGGATTGAGGTTTAATGTGGTTGAGTTGAACAGTTCAACAAGTGGGTCGCGCCTAGCCTCGGCAAGAAGACGCTCGGACTCATTGTAATCGATCTTACCTTTTCTCGCCTCAGCCTTTAGTCGAGCTAGGTGCTTGCTCTGCTCAGCGGGGGTTCCGCTGGTCATGTAATCGCGATATGCCTTTTGATAGCGAACGCGGGCTTCAGCACCATTGGCACCAACGGACACCGCATCGTTCAGGAAGTTATTAACCTGCTCAACTGACATACCTACTTCATTTGACAGACGAGCAAGGGTAGCGATCTCGTCTGAAGTCCCCAAGTTTAATCGTTCAATCGGAAATTTGTTACGACGCAAAGCATCAAGTCGTTTGGACAGTTTTTCAACATCAACCAATCGCGACAAATTATCAACACCCGACAGGTTGAGAAGGCTGCTTTCAACAAGCTCATCCCTAATCGCGTTGAATGTTTGCGCCCTAAAGACGTTTGCGGCAGCCTTAGACGCACTATCGCCCATTCCGCGAAGCGCAGCGGCATATGCATTGATCTCATCAACCGCAGACTTTGCGCTAGGAGATTCCATAATCCTGACAACATCTCCAATCAATCCTTTCTGGAGAAGTGGAATTACAGACTCTCTCTGATCGGCCTCAAATCCGGTTGTGGCCTGATTAACAGCCCGAGCTGACCTGTTAGCCTTTTTCAGGGCATCCAGTTTCTCGGGGTTAGATGACTTCATGTAGGCCTCAGATGCGTCAACAATGGCTCCATACGCCTGAGCAGCAACCCTGTTGGCATACCTAGGCTCCTTACCAGCGGCGACAAGTTCAGACGCAATATCGTTCCTTATGCGAAGGAAGCTACTGCGAGTGATGTTTCCAGCGTCATCAATGAGAGTCGAGAGACGTTTGGCTGCTAATTCAATGCTGTCTTTGATTTCCTGACGAGCGTTCTTATCCTTGATGCGTCGATCAAGGTATGAAAACATAAGGTCCTTAGTCAGGACACGCTCATTAATCTTAATCCCAGATGCTGAATAAAGAGCATCAAGACCATCATCAACAGACGCCTTTGCGGCTTCTGCATTGCGAATCACGTCATCTTTACGTTTAGATGCACCAACAAAAATGCTTCCGCGAGAGATTCCGAACACATCATCAATTCCCTGCGTATAAAGGGCGTATTGACGTGCAGCTTCAACACCAGCAGCCCTAGCCTGAGCCTCAAAAGCAGGAATGTCGGCCAAGTTCTTTCTTGAAGCCTCTTGAACAGCTAAGTCGGCAGCGTCCTTCGCTTCCTTTGCCACTCTGGCGTTTTTCTGAAGACCTTCTAGCTTACCAATAGCTCCAGTGGAAATAAGACGTTTCGCAACATCTTCAATATTTTTAGAGCCCGAGAAGTGATTTACGATCTCTGCTCCAATATCCGCTCCAAGGTTATTTAGACGCTCAACGATAAACGGTATTCCGTCTGAAATAGATTTTTTCTCAAGTGGCTGATACCCCTCAAGGAGTTCACCAAGCATATATCGCGGACCAAAACGCTCTGCCGTAAGCTTCTGTGCCCTCTCAGCTGCTTGTTCAGCAGCGGTTGATCTGTATGAAGCGCGAGCCCCAAAGGCAGAAACAACTGCTGGAATACCGAATCTAACTCCAGCTTCAGTAAACGAAGAAGGGGCCTCAAACGCAGCTTCAAGAAAACCCTTATCGCTTTCAATCACTCTAGCGGTTTCAGAGGCGGCAGTCTGCAATCCTGCATTAGCCAAGAAATTGACAACGCCTTGACTTGCCTTCAGATTGTCTGCCGCAAGCCCAAAAATCTTGTTTGTTTGAGCTATGCGTAACGGCATGGCCGGTCCAAAGGCCATAGCCGCACCAACTTGAGACGGCCTGTACTCCTGACCAGTAATCATTGACTCAAGGGCCTGAGCGCCAAGCTCGCTCAACCCAAGAGCGCCTGTCATAGCACCAGCAGCGGCAGGGAATGAAAGGGGGGCCGTAGCAATACCTGCGGCCACAGGAACTCCATATCGGGCAATGGCAGGTGGAACCATCTCGGCAAACTCCTTGGTCCCAGACTCAAGTGCTTGCATACCAGCCTCAGCCCTAGCTTGGGCTTGGGCTGGAGTCATTCCGGTAATTGTAGAAACGGTCTCAGGCTGCTGAACTTTGATTGCCGAGCGTTCAGACATCGCATCCGAAACGAATGCGTCGATTTCCTTGTCCGTAGCTCCAGCAGAAACTAGCTCCAGAACCTTCTGCTTGATCTGGTCTTCAAAGGTTGCCATATAAATTGCTTACTCAGGCTGACCGCCAAAAGTAATTGGAGATATTTTGTACTTTCCTAGAATTGAATTGGCGCGATCAATATTTTGCTTTGGTTCATTACGCAAAGGACTTGTTCCTTGCTTAACTCCCTCATCAAATCGACCAAAAACCCTAGTCATATTTTCAGACTTCTTTCCAGACATCTTTGACTTGGCATCGTCTGATATGAAGTTGGTTAGTGGATTGTCGCGATAAAAATCGGCAGTAAGTGCTCCTTCTGATGGCCTGACTCCGTTTTTCTCAGAAGATGTCAAAAAGTCAGCTCTAGCCAATTCTCTAGCAGCAACAGCGTCCGAAAAAGCCATTATAAACATAACAGCTTCTGGCGTGTCTCCAAGAGAGGCGACAGTATCGGCAAGTAGTTTTCGTTCGTTCTCCGTAATTTGACCCTGACCCTTCATCTTTGAGGCCGCAGTAAGAGCCATGCTCTTATATGTTTTAGAGAGCACTTCGCTCTTTGAGGTATCAAAAGTATTTGGAAAAACAGCATTAATACCACGCATTAGTGCTAACCGTACATTCGATCCCGGACCTTGAACGGTTTCTCCACTCTGAATCAGTTCTCGCGCAATGCGATTCTGATCCATGATTTCCGTGTACTTGGGAACACCAGAGAAAATTGAAGAACGAATGTCAGCATATGATTTTTCTTCCGCCTGAGCCCTAGCAACTAAACGGGCTTCTTTCTCCTTTTCCTCGGGAGTTGAAATAGGCTGACTCTTCCTAATGGAATCAATTGCTATTTGAGATTTTTCAGAAGATGTAAGTTCTCGTCCAAGTTTCGCTGTTTCAGCCGCGATTGCCTCATCGTAAATTACATCAACCATCGGAACGCGCTTAGCAGGTGCAGGCATTCCAAGCCGTTTTGCTTCAGCCAGCGTTTTACTAAGTTCAGCACGCGAGCGCGCTTGCTGGAGATAGGCCGACTCTCCAGCAACAACTTGCTCTGGTGTAAAACGAGACAGGGCTTCACCTGAGATTGGCGAAGGAATCTGTCCTCCGCCCATACGCAGCATTCCAGCATACTGAGCCGCAGCCTTCTCGTCCTGAGCCTTCTTGCCCTGTTGAGCTAGTCCGATGATAGTGTTAAGCGCAGCACCAAGATTTTTAGAGTTAGCAGAACGCTCACGAAGGGATAGATTTGGATCACTAATTCCTGCCATCAACTTCCCAAACTCAGCCTGAGCCTCAGGACTGATGTCCTTTAGGAAAGGCTGAAAGGACTTGCCGAAACGCTCTGCGCTCTTAACCTCAGCCTCAAGCTGCTTGTTCTCCTTCTGCTGCTGAACAAAGCTCTCAAAGCCCTTGGCAGCGCCCTGTCCCAGCGCGGCAATGCCCTGCGCCTGCATCTGCGCCGATTGGCTAGCAGCTTGCAGGAACGGCGTGTAGTCAACCGCCGACAGTTCAGGACGAATCTGAGTTCCAGTTGCTACGGCCATAAGTTTTATCAACCAAAAGGTTTACCGAAGAATCCACCGCCAGCAGCGGTGCCAAAACCACCAAGCAAACTGCCGATAAGTTGATTTTTTGAAGAAGCGTCCGCAGCAGCCGCCTGAGCCTGAGACCCATAGATGGCGGTCTGATAGCGGCCAAGATTGGCCTGATTCTGCATTGCCAGATTGACGCCCTGTCCATAATCCACGGCACGCGGACCAATGGGCTGAGCACCAAGCTGCTGACCGAAAGCCTGCTGCTGCGCGGCATATCCCAGAGCCCCAGACTGACGCCCAAGGATGGCTTGGAACGGATCAGCACTGATGGCTCGGCTCATGCCAAATGCCAACTGACTCATCTGCGCGGCCTCAGCCCGCTTACGAGCCATAGCATCCTCACGTCCAAGAATCTCAGCCGCAATGGAAGACGTGTCTCCCACCCGTCCACGGGCCAAACCCGCCGTGCGAGCCTGCTGCTGAGCCAAACGAAGCTGCTCAGGCGTCAGACGCTCAGACTGGGCATAAGCGCGTTCCGCAGCCTGCTGACTAAGCTCAGCCATACGGGCCGCAAAGGGGTCAGCCGCACGAAGAGCCGCCGTAGCCCTAGCCCCATACTGCTCTACCGCACCAATGTCAGCTTCACGCTGCTGGGCAAGGGTCTCTCGCTCAAGACGAGCCGACTGACGCGCAGCCTCTTCCTGCATCCCCATCACGCCGCCCATGTACGTTTTTAGATCGGCAAGATTTAGAGCCGCATAACGAGGCCGCGCCAACTCCTCTGCCTTGAACATCCTCTCCAGAAGGGCAGGGTCGGTCATCATCTCTGCCGTCTTGCGATACTCCTCGGCCATGCTGACAGGTTGAGGAGGAGGAGGGGGCGTAGGAGTCTTGACGGAAGCCATAGTCTTTGCCCGTTAGTTTAGCACAGAGCAGACTCGTAGGATAGGCCCTAAAACCCTCATTCCTGCCCTTATTACGAGTCCAACCCATGAATGGAAGGTAGTAGGGAGCCTGACCTACAAACCACGCCAAAGCGTCCTTACCAGCCGCGTAATGCACATACCAGCAATCAGGGGATTCTGGATGCCAATCAGCCTCCCCAATCTCCTTCCTGACAGGCTTGGCTAAAAGCAGCCTATCAGGCGTCGAAAACACATACCCATGACACAGATAAAACCCCAAATCCTGCTCAAAGCTCCACCCCTTCGACTGGTAGTGGGCTTTGGCTTCTTCTATCGGACTCAAGCAGGGCTCAGCGTAACCTTGTACTCGGAGCCGTCAATAGTAACCAGAAGGTCTCCATTATCCCACCCAAAGCTAATGACATTCGGGGTGTTGGAACCAGTCTGAAGCCTCACCGTGCGGCCACTACTACTACCTGACTGCACAATCTTGCCAGTCAACGTAGCATCACCAGTCAAGGCTGTGGTGCCATTCACCGACAGATTGCCAGAAGTACTAAGCGTCCCGCCAAAGGTGCCAGTGCCTCCACAGGTGAAATTGCCACCAGAACCAACCGTCAGATTGCTGGAACCATCCCAAGTAGGGGCTCCCGTCGAAAGACGAGTAGGAGTGACACCACCATTGGCAAGCTGAAGCTGACCGCTGGACAACTCAATGCCACCACCACTGGCACAGGCTCCAGAAGCACCAGAAGCAAACGTAGCATTATCAACCAGATTCCCAAGCTTGGTGGAAGTAACCTGCTCGGTAGAGCCGAAAGTGTAGCCTTTGGATAGGATGGGCATGGCTTATTGTACCTTTAGAAGTTGTGGCAAAGCACCTGAATCTGACCATACTCAAAGGTGGGATTGCCACCATTGGTTCCTGAAAGCTTGAAACGGAAGTCTACTGACCCAAGTGCGGCCATGCCAGTAAGCTCAAGGGCTCCCGATACCGAAACAAAGGTTTGTGGATTATGCGCCGATGCATCAATCGCAGTGACCTGTCCCCAAGTCGTTCCTCCGTCAGTGCTGTACTCAATGGCATACGCGGCAAACTCTCCAGAAGCTATGCCAGAGAACTCACCCACGGCAAATACGCTGATCTTAGGATCAGAACGTCCATAGCGATTGCCAAACGAACCATGACCCCAGCCATACAACTTGGCATCAGGAATGGTCAAATAAGATGGGCTAGTGGCATCAAATCCACTTGGCTTAGTCGTACCATCATCCCCAACTGTCAGAGTAGTGCTAGCAAATGTGTTTGAAGTGTAAGATGCGCTGTTGTAGCACGCACCAGCAACGGCAATAAGCGGAGACTGAAGGCTAATTGTAGCCGTGATTGTTCCAGCCGTAATCTTATTTGCCTCAAGCGTATCAATCTTGGCGTTCGTGATTGTTGAGTTAGCAATCTTTCCGCCGGTAATCGTGAGATTAGCTATCTCGTTTGCCGTAATTGTCGCTGAAGCAATCTTATCAGCCGTGATCGTTGACGATTGAATGTTAGCTGCCGTAATCGTCGCGGAAGATATGTTGGCACCAGTGATAGTCGCGGAACCAATCTTATCTCCCGTTATTGTGGCCGATGCAATGTTTGACCCAGTAATGGTCGACGAAGCTATGTTGCTTCCAGTAATTGTCGCGCTGGCAATCTGAGAAGATGTTATCGTCGCGTTGGCGATATTTGAGCCAGTGATAGTGGCATTATCAATCTTAGACCCAGTGATAGTTGCATTGGCAATCTGGGTGGACGTGATGGTGGCGTTGGCAATCTGAAGAGCAGTGATGGTAGCGTTAGCCAGTTTGCTTCCAGTAAGCGTAGCATCCTGAACTTTCGTATTGGTTACTGCACTATCGGCGATTTTAGTATTTGTGATGGCGTCAGACGCAATCTTCGATCCGTTAATCGTCAGGTTGTCTATCTGAGCGGCTGTGATGGTCAGATTGGCTATCTGAGAAGCCGTAATGGTTCCATTGACCAAGTTGGACGCACTAATCGTCTGTGCGGCAATGTTGCTTCCGCTAATTGTGGACGAAGCTATATTTGATCCACTAATCGTGTTGGCGGCTATGTTTGAGCCACTAATCGTAGAAGACGCGATGTTTGTTCCGCTAATCGTAGCCGTTCCGATGTTTGTTCCACTTATTGTTGCAGTCGCAATGTTGGCCCCAGTAATCGTTGCGTTATCTATCTTGGCTCCAGTAATTGTGGCATTCTGGATGTTTGCAGCACTGATAGTTCCATTCTGGATGTTAATTCCAGTGATGGTCGCATTAGCGATGTTGTTCCCTGTGATGGTTCCATTCGCTATCTGAGAACCCGTGATTGACCCCGGTGCCGCGATGTTAACCACCTGAGTTACGGTGATGATCGCCGATGGGGTAAGAGGAGTGGTAGGGCTAGTTCCAGCTGCAATGGTCTCAACGGAGACAGCCGTGTTGGCTGTACTCCACATTAACTGGTAATAGTCGTTAGCAGCGGCTGTAAAAACAAAGTTCCAAGCAGGAAGAATGTGTCCATCTACTGATCCATGCTTCTCTGGGACGCTAATTATGCTGTTGGTTGCCGCAACATCCACACCGTTCTTCCTAAGCCAAATATTTACGTCATGTATCTGGCTATCCGTATTTTTAAGCTGTAAACTGAACTGAAGATCGTATGTGCCACCATTTGCGATGGTGATCCGATTTCCGCTTACGATGGAAACACCAATCGACTCATCAGTCGTGTTTAGATTTATGGCATAGGCTGTATTCGCAGCAGCCGCAACTTGATCCGTTGTGTCGTGAAACGCTCCGTAATACCCCGGCGACCCAGCTCCACCACTAGCAGCAGAAATGTTGATGCCAGAGTCGTTCCTGAAGATGGTGATGTTGGAGCCAGCCACCAAATTGACAGTGGCATCGTCCACCATCTTATTCAGACGGATGGCTGTGTTCTTGTTGGTCGCCCAGTCCGCGTTAGCGTCCGTGAACGTATACCCTCTGGTAATGTCAGACATTATTCAGCAGAAGTTGTCCCGCCGTTCTGAATAGCACCAGTAATCTTGATGGCCCTGATTTTGGGCCTACCATAGGAAGGAGTCACCGTGAGTTGACCGCCATATCCGCGTCCATTGCCAAGCCTACCGCGAAGAGACAGGTCTTCACCAGCAGCCAAGGTCTGTCCATAGACGGAAAGAATTGACCCAACACTCACCGTTGAGTCTGGATTCTCAATTTCAAACGCCAAGGAAGCATTCGACTCGATATTGCTCGCACTTTCAAGGTGAAGCTCATAGCTGTTGAACCGCTTCCTATCCATCGTGGAATAGGTGTATTGGCGGGTCGTAAGCTGGGAATTAATGTCGTACAGTGCTGGAGAAGTTCCTACGCCCAAACAGAGGTAGTCCTTGTAGTCGCTGGTTGATGTTCCGTAGGTCTCGTCGATCATATGAACACCACCTTCCTTGCTTACCGCATGAAGGCGATTGGTGGTTCCAGCACCAGAACGAACAAACCCAATGATGTTCCACTTATCGCTGTTAATCGTGTCGATTGACTCCCATCCCTGATTCAGGAAGTTATAGACTAGAATGGCGTTGTTGACCTGACTGTTGTCCAGAGGAACTGCCAAATAGTAGCGATTGTCGTGATAGATAGCTACCGCGTTCTGGGCATAAGACCTATTAATACGTCCAACAAGAGGATTGATTGGCTCAGATAGGGGAGTCGTAGCCCCGCGCAGGTTGTACAGCTGATCGAAGTCAACGGCATACACGCCATTATCCGATAGGAACAGAATCTGATTGCCCACCTGAATGATGGATTTTCTGGCTACAGCACCCACCTCGCGGGTGATTTCCTGAACGGAGGAATTGCCCAAGTCAGCCCCAACACCTCGAATTAGATGAATAGAGTTACGGGCAAAGACGACTAAGTTATCCTCCGCAAAGGGCTGTAGACCGACAACATAATCAGCACCTCCAGAAGCAATCTTGAACTGGTTCTGAATCTGGTCGTAAGTGTCCTGATCTAGGATGTCAGAGGCAATGATCTCATCCTTTACGTTTCTGGATGTGATGGTTGGATTGCCAGATGCCCCATTTATCGTGTAGTTGAACGGCATCCATAGCCTACG